CTATGGTACTGGTATTGGTAAGATTGTAGTTGAACAGACTGTTGAAAGAGTGCCTCAAGAAGTTCCTGTAGAGGGAACAATGACTTCTACTAGGGAGTTGGTTGAGATACCTACTATTGATGTTAAGATAGAGGCTATTTCACCTAAAGAATTTTTAATTGACCCTTCTGCTAACTCTATTAACGAGGCATTAGGTGTTGCACACGAAGTAATCAAGCCTAGATACCTTATTATTGATGGTATTAAGAGTGGAATCTACAGAGATGTACCTCTTGATGGTGATTATAATACTATTAAGTTTGGATTTGACCCTGAAACTAAGCAAGCAGACGAGTCGGACAATGTAAAACTTACAGAATACTGGGGTTTAGTACCTAAAAGGTTCTTAAAGCCTAAGAAAGACGATGATGATTTTGAATATACTAAGAAGGATGAGTTAGTAGAAGCAGTAGTTACTATCGTTAATGATGAATATGTATTAAGGGCAGAGGAAAACGCCTTTATGATGATTGATAGACCGTTCATTGCATACCAACACGACATTGTTCCTAATAAATTCTGGGGCAGAGGCGTGTGTGAGAAGGGTTACAACCCACAAAAAGCACTAGATACTGAGATGAGGGCAAGAATTGACTCACTCGCACTAACAACCACACCTATGATGGCAGCAGATGCCACCAGATTACCTCGTGGTGTCAAGTTTGAGGTTAGACCTGGTAAAACTATACTAACTAATGGCGACCCAAGAAATGCTATCATGCCTCTTAATATGGGGGTCACAGACCAAAGCACGTTTACTCAGGTTTGGTTTCCTCACTTCAAAACATGATTCAGATGGGTACTGGCTCTGCTGATGTAGGAACTGCTGATAGGGCTACCTCTTCTGGTATGTCTATGGCACANTCTGCNTCAATTAAGCGTCAGAAGCGTACTTTAATGAATTTCCAAAACACTTTCCTTATTCCAATGATTAATAAATCAATGTGGCGTAAGATTCAGTTTGATNTTGATAGGTATCCTGTATCAGATTACAAGTTTGTACCGTATTCAACTATGGGAATCATGGCTAAAGAGTTAGAGATGACTCAAATGGTACAGATGCTACAAGCCATTCCTAAAGATTCACCTGCTTTCAATGTGATTCTATTATCTATGATGCAAAACTCATCAATACATAATAGAGACCAGATTGTTCAGCAACTTATGCAAGGTAATCAACCTAATCCTGAGCAACAACAGATGCAAGAGTATCATCATCAACTACAGATGCAACAAGCTCAAGCAGATATTGCTAAGACTCAAGCTGAGGCTGAGGAAGAAAGAGCTAAAGCTACTAAGTGGTATGCTGAGGCACAAGAGAAAGCTCCAGATGAACTTAAATATCAAGAGAAAGCTCTTAAATTACAGAAAGATATGATGTCGTTAGAGAAAACTAAGGCAGATATTATTAATAAGAACTCTGAGACTGCTAGAAATGTACCAGAAGTAGAACATCTTAAGTCTGAGACTATATTAAATATGGCTAAAGCGAGAGAAGCTTCATCTAAAGTTAATATTAATACTACTTATCAATGAAGACAGACGAGGACTTCTTAAAAGGTAGATTAGAATTATTCGAGACAGAAGGTTGGATAGACCTTGTAGAAGAATTAAAGATTATTGAAAGTAGTGTACGAGACGTTGACACTATGAACAGTGAAAAAGACCTTTGGCACGCTAAAGGTCAGTTACAGCAACTAGGTTTATTATTAAGCTTAGAATCTGCAACTAAAATAGCGATGGATAACCTAGATAACTAGACCCATCATAAAATAACTTCATAACCCTACGGGGCGGAGACCAAGGAAATGAGTATAGTAGTAGATGTAGCACCCGAAAGTGCGGAACAGGTAACAGAAGCTCCTGTGGTAGAACAAGAGGTTCAGCAAGAAGTACAAGCAGAACCAGAATATTCACCACCTGAGAAGTATGCTGGAAAGACATTAGAGGATGTGATTGGGATGCACCAAAACGCTGAGAAGGTGTTAGGTAAGCAAGGTCAAGAGGTTGGACAACAAAGACAGTTGATTCAACAGTTGATGGAACAATCACAAGCAAGTCAAGCTACTGAACCAACAGAAGATGCTGTTAGTTTCGAGGATAGTTTTTACGATGACCCTGCTAAGGCAGTAAATTCAGCGATAGAAAATCATCCAGAGATTATCAAAGCTAGAGAAGGTAACGCTAAGTCGGCACAAAATGCTAACTTATCGCAGTTAGAAGCAACACATCCTGATTTTATGGATATTGTTGGTGATAATGACTTTCAAAAGTGGGTAGGAGAGAGTGGTATTCGTACCGAGCTGTTCCGTAGAGCTGATGCTGATTATGATTTTAATGCTGCAAATGAATTGCTAGGTACTTGGAAACAAATATCAATGATTGGCAAGACACAAGAAGTAAATAAAGCAGAGAAAGTCAAACGTCAGAAGGCAATGCGACAAACCAGTTCAGAGACTCGCTCTTCAGGAGATTCAGTTGGTGGTAAGAAGATATATCGTAGGTCTGATTTAATTCAGCTACAAGTAAGCGACCCTAATAGGTATGCTGATTTATCAGATGAGATAACTCAAGCATACCAAGAGGGTCGTGTTAAATAAAACTCAATAAGGAGAAATAAAATGGCTTTAGGTACAAATCATAGTACAGTCACAACGTCAGCTAATTTCATCCCTGAACTCTGGTCGGATGAAGTTATTGGCTCATATAAACAAAACTTAGTTTTAGCTAACTTAGTTACAAAGATGTCGCATAAAGGTAAGAAAGGCGACACTATTCATATCCCTAAACCTGCTCGTGGTTCAGCTTCTGCTAAAACAGCGAATAGTCAGGTAACATTGATTGCTGATACAGCAAGTGTTGTTAATGTAAGCATTGACAAGCATTATGAATACTCAAAGTTAATTGAAGATATTGCAGAGGTTCAATCTCTTTCTTCAATGCGTAAGTTCTATACGGATGACGCTGGTTATGCTCTTGCTAACCAAGTTGACGATGACTTATTCGCATTAGCTGAAGGTTTTCAAAGTGGTACAGTAGGTGGTTCAGGCGCTGCTCTATGGGAAACAGCTGTAATCGCTGGTGATGGTACTACCGCATACAATGGTGCTACTTCGAACTCATCAGATATTACTGATGCTGGTATCCGTAAGATGATTCTTACTTTGGATAATGCTGATGTTCCGATGGACCAGCGTTGTTTAGTGCTTCCTCCAATCGCTTCTAATGACTTATTAGCTATTAACCGTTTCACTGAGCAACAGTTCGTTGGTAATGGTGACGCTATTAAGACTGGTAAGATTGGTCAAATCTACGGTGTAGATGTGTTTGTTACATCTAACTGCCCTACTGTAACTTCAACTGATTCAGCTGTTTCAAGAATCGGTCTGTTACTTCACAAGGACGCTTTAGTTCTTGCTGAGCAAGTAGGCGTACGTTCACAAACTCAATATAAACAAGAATACTTAGGTGACTTGTTTACTGCTGACACTATTTATGGTGTTGCTGAGCTTCGTGATGATGCTGGTATTGCGTTTGCAGTTCCATCTACTTAAACGGTAGTTAGTTAAACGTAGCCCTTGTCTAGATGAGAGGGCTATTCTGAATTAATTACGGATTAGTTATGCCAATATTTGAATACGAATGTAAAAATAACCACATTACTGACAATATAGTTTCGTTCAGTAACAGAGAAGAACCTCAAGTCTGTTCTGACTGCGGAGAACCTTCCTACTTTAAACAAACTTTCTGTACTAACTTTCAATACGGAGAAGATTANAGNTCAATGGCTGCTGATTCTCATAAGTGGAATCTTAGGGAAAACCATAGAAACAAAACACAAGGTAAGAGTTATGCTTGATATATTAGAAGACAGCACTGGTAATTTAGAGATTGAACGCTTCAAGTGTAAGTTGCGTGAGATTTGGATGCGTATCTTGGATGAGACGCACACTGAAGAAGATGGCTCTAAAGAAGAGTTCATGGAAGCTAATGCTTTACACTTCGCTGACGAGCCTCAACCTGAGAATGAGATTGATAACCTAATGGATATGTTAGAAGACATGCTCGACCCACAGGAAGAGTTAGAGTCTGTTCAGAGTGAAGCTAAAGCTCCTAAATATTCAGGCTCACAACTTAAATCTAACAATGAAAAAGGTAAGATTGAAGCTACTACTTATGAAGTTAAGCATGCATCTACTAAGACCCCAGGTGATTCAAAAAGTTCAGTAAAATCAAGCACTTATGAAGCACATAGTGGTAAGATAGCACCAAGAAAAGATGCTAGAGTTATCAGAAGTTTCAGTCCTATGGCTGAGATGATGAAAGATGAGCTTACCGCTTTGAAGACTAGACAGAA